AGATACTTGACTGCGGTGTTAAGACAAAATAACTTGACACACCAGACCAATGGCCTATATACTCTTAACTATAGAGCCGGTAACACAGGAATATCTGTACAAGCAGATTTCTTCCTAAAAGGTAATGAAGTGATGAAACAAAAATATAATGGAAGTTTGCCATGGAAAAAGACTTAATAATTGGTGCGTTTAAGAACTATAACTTTGAAACAATTAAACCTTGGGTTCAATCTATCAATGAATGTGGGTTTAAAGGTGATAAAGTAATTGTCTCTATTGGGTCATCAAAAGAAACAAACAGTAAATTAGCTGATGCTGGTTTCATTGTATTCGATGCACCAAGTCAAGCTCGTATGGGCTTTCACATGGAAAGATTCTTACACATCTACAACTTTCTACAAGCGCATGGAATCAACTATCGTTATGTAATCACCACTGATGTGCGTGATGTGATCTTTCAAAAAAACCCATCAGAATGGATTGAAAATAACATCTTTGATAAAAAGATGATTGCTGTATCTGAGTCCATTAAAATCAAAAATGAACACTGGAACAGACAGAATATCATCAACGCTTTTGGTGAATATTTCTATGAAGGTGTTGCAAATCAAGATGTGTTCAACGTTGGTACTTTAGCTGGTACTTCTGGATATATTATGGACTTGTGTGGCATGTTGTACCAGCTATCAGCAAACAGACCAGATTGGGTTGCCGATCAAGCCGCATACAACATTTTGTTGAACTGGCAACCATACAAAGATCAAACCAAGTTTGTGCGTTTGAACTCCGCTTGGTCTTGCAATCTCCACGTGACAAATAAACCTGGAGAAAAAGAACACTTTGCACCATTCATTTTGGAAGAACCTCCAATTTTCGAAGATGGTCTCGTGAAAGATGGAGCAACAAAAGAACCTTTCTATATTGTCCATCAATATGACAGAGATCCAGTAATGTCCAATTTCTACAAAGAAAAATATAAAGTGGAAAATGTCATCACTTTTAGGACAGATGTATGAAATTTATTAACGAATTTGATTGGGATTATTTAAGAACCGAATTTTTAGCCGCAAAACCATTCAATCATGTCGTGATTGATAACTTCTTTAAAGAAGAAGTAGCCCTGGCCATCGCTAATGAGATTCCCGGCTATGATGGTGAAATGGATGCAAAGTATGATAATGCTATTGAGAGAAAGCGTACAGTCCAAAACTGGACTAAATTCTCAAAGACTGTTTACAAAGCAATGTCAGAATTGGTCGGACAAGAGTTTACTTGGAACTTGAGATATGTAACTGGTCAACCTGAACTTGTTGCAGATTTCGGCCTTCATGGTGGCGGTATGCATTTGCATGAAGCCGGTGACTATTTGAATGTGCACCTCGATTATGATGTTCACCCAAAAATGGATATGAAACGTAAATTGAACATCATCATATATCTTAATCCAGAATGGCAAGTATCTTGGAAAGGAAACTTAGGCCTTTGGTCACATGATGAAGAAACTAATCAACCAAAAGAACTAGAGTCGTCTATTATTCCCATTTTCAATAGAGCAGTGTTATTTGACACTACACAAAACTCTTGGCATGGTGTTACTGAAGGTATTTTTTGTCCTGAAGGTCAGTATAGAAAGAGTCTCGCATTGTATTATCTCATTCCTACAGAAGACCTAGATAATAAGAGACAGAAAGCTCTGTTTGTACCAAGACAGGAACAAAAAGGTGATGAATCTGTTAAAGAATTGATTAAAACTAGATCGGGTTATTGATATGAGTAATATTACGATTGTGACTGCATTTTATGATATTGGTCGTGGTGATTGGACACCAGACAAAGGTCTACCACATTATCTACAAAGAACAACAGACACTTACATTGAACGTTTCGCACACCTAACAAAGTTGGCCAACGAACTTATTGTAGTGACAACGCCAGACATCGGTGAAAAACTGAAAGCGATTAGTGACAAAGTTAAAATCATCGAATATGATCCTTTCAAAAAGTTTTCAATACACGGAAGCAAAATTATTAGCATCCAAGAAAGTGTGGCATTCAAACAGATGATTCATCCTAGTCAGGTAAAAAATCCTGAATATTGGAGCCACAAATATGTTTTGGTTAATTTGCTAAAATCACATTTTGTGAACTTAGCTATTGACCAAGGTTTGGTGTCGAATGATTTAGTTGCTTGGTTAGACTTTGGTTATTGTAGAGGTGAACACACACTTCCAAAAAGCCTTGAATGGTCTTATGATTTTGATCCATCAAAGATTCACTTGTTTGCTTACAAAGATTTAAATCCAAAAATATCACTACAACAAATTATAGCAACTAATGATGTTCATATTTTAGGTGCAAAGATTGTTGCACATAAAAAACTTTGGCCTGTTATGGAAAAGAAGATGTTTGGTGCATTCGATTTGTTGTATGTAAATCGATTGACTGATGATGACCAAACCTTGATGTTAATATGTGCAACTGAAAATCCAGAACTATTTGAACAACACAGAATACCAGATCATCAACTTGGACTTGACCCATTTGTGATATTTAAAAACTTTAACTCAGCGGAGAAATAATGAGCGATACTATTACCTTTAACACAGCTACACAACAAGTCTATGGATTCAAAAAGAGTTCTGGACATGGTTTAGGTGAACTTGTTAAAACTATGCATGAACCATTTGTAGTTGAAATTGGATGTTCCGAAGGTGACACGACAGAATGGCTTCTTCAGTGCAATCCAGGTCTAAAAATTGTTTCTATTGATCCATATGCAAACTATTTGGATTGGAATGGCAACTACTTGAATGACCGTCAAGAGTTTTACGAAAAGACCATGCGCCGCCTGGCTCCGTATGGTGATAGATTTGAAATGATTCGTGACTACTCTGATAACGTACATGGTCAGTTTGAGGATAGTTCATTAGACATGTTATTCATTGATGGACTACACACTTATGAACAAGTTTTGATCGACTGTTTCAATTACTACTCTAAGGTTAAACCTGGTGGAGTATTCTCAGGCCACGACTTCAGAGTGATTCCGGGTGTTCATAAAGCCGTGCTTGAATTTGCTGCATCGGTAGGCAAAGAGATTCTGGAAACAGAATGTGATGTTTGGTATTGGTACAAGTAATGAGTAATTTGTTCATTGTTACTTCTGCAATTAACTCCTTTCGGAGTGTAATACAGATGGAAAAAAGATATGAACAAACACTTGAGACCATATCTTCCATTAGGAATAAAGTTCCAGATTCTATAATCGTTCTTGCGGAATCTTCACCTGATCCTGTTCCGCAAGAAATGTTAGATTTTTTGGTGTCAAAAGTTGATTATCTATTGAAAAACTCAGATAATTCTGATATAATCCAACTAGGTCGATGTGGACAACAGAGTCCGGCAGAAGCCTACAGTTTGTATGTGACTTTGGATATTATAGAAAAGATGAACTTGCCTAATGTCCAAAGAGTGTTTAAGTTGACTGGTCGAGGTCAGTTGACGGATGATTTTAATATAGAAGACTATAATGATCCTGCTCTGGTGGGTAATTATGTATTCAAAAAGCGTGTGGACTCTTGGATGTCAAAAGACTTACAGTTGGTTGACACCAGAATATTCTCACTCTGCAACACTCTCATTCCAGAAACTAAAGAGATGATGCGTAAGATGGTCAACCACTGCCTAGGCACTGGCCGAGACTTGGAACATTGTACGTTTGAATTGATGGACAAATCAAAACTCAAGGAACGGGATGTGATGGGGTTCAAATGCCAAATTTCTTCCACAGGTTTCGTACAATTTGACTGACTATGTATCGAACCCAAACTCTCCACAACCAAAAACTATAAACCGAGAAGTTATATAAATACTCTCATGGCAATCATAGTGTATTGCAATTCTACGGAGTAATCTCTCAATGTTATCATTTAAAACCTTCCTAAACGAAGAGGTCGAAGGCGGCGAACTTAAGCATATCCATCATGCTGAAGACCGCCCACTAATGCATGGTCATTCCGGTTTCGAACACGCCCACGAAGCTCTAATGAAGGCTCATGCTCACATGACCTCAGGTGCGAAAAGTAGCAACCTAACAATGAAATATGATGGTTCTCCATCAATCGTTTTTGGACATCATCCTAAAAACGGTAAGTTTTTCGTTGCTACAAAATCAGCATTCAATAAGAATCCAAAGATTAATCACACAGAAGCGGACATCGATAAGAACCACGGACATGCTCCTGGTTTGGCTACTTCTCTAAAACATGCACTCAAGCATTTACCAAAAGTAACTCCAAAGAAGGGGGTTTACCAAGGTGACTTGATGCACCATGCAGAAACAAAACACCTGCACGAAGAAGTGATTGTAGAGGCTAAATCTAATAAAGTTTCTTTTACTCCAAATACAATCACTTATACCGCTCACGGCAAAGAAGCAGACAAGATTAAAAAGTCTAAAATTGGTGTGGTGGTTCACAGCAAGTATAGTGATGACATGAAACATGCTACTCCTCATGTTGACCATGAAAACTTCAAAGAGCATCCAGATGTTCACATTCATGGTGCTGAACATGACACAAGCAAAGTCAAACACACATCAGCCAATGAAACAGGTTTCAAGAAACATATGGCTGCCGCTAAAGAAATCCATGATACACATGGACACAAAATGTATGATGCAGTTCATCCAGCCCACGGCGGAGAACACGGCCACTTGTCAACCTATATAAACAAAACAGTTAGACACGATGAAGTTCCTTCAGTTAAAGGATTCAAAGAACATCTACATTCTGTACATGATAAAATGGCAGCTAAAGTAAAGACTGAGAAATCTAAAGCGGAGAAGACTGGTGAAGGAGCAAAACAAATTGCTCACGTTGAAAAGAACAAACAACATTATGGAAATCTATTTGCAATGCATCACCACCTACAGCAGGCTAAAAATCATTTAGTTAATTCTTTAGAAACACACGAAGGTCACTACCAGCACCACATCGAAGGTAAAAAATCTAAGCCAGAAGGTTTCGTTGTACACCACGCAAACGAACCTACTAAATTGGTCAATCGTGCAGAATTCGCTAAACAAAATTTATTAAAAGTACGTAAATGAAATCATTTATAGAGATTTTAAAAGAAGAAGAATCCGAATCCAAACATCATGTTATGGCGTTTGGACGTATGAATCCTCCTACGACCGGCCACTTAAAAGTTATCGACAAAGTAAAAGAAATTGCAAAGAAACACAATGCAGGTCACACTGTCGTTGTTTCACATTCTCAAGATGCAAAAAAGAATCCTTTGTCAGCCGAACAGAAACTAAAACATGTAAAGAGATATTCTCCAGATACTCATTTTGAAGCATCATCGAAAGAACATCCGACTTTCCTTCAACATGCAGCCAAGTTACACAAAGCTGGTGTCACACATTTGCACATGGTTGCAGGTTCAGATCGTGTTGGTGAGTACAAGAAGAAACTAGACCAATACAATGGAACACACAAAGGCGCATTGTATAACTTCAAGAGTATCAAAGTTCATTCTGCTGGCCATCGTGATCCAGACGCTGAAGGAACAACAGGTATGTCTGGCACTAAGATGCGTGAACATGCAAAGAACAAAGATTTAGCTTCTTTTAGAAAAGGAGTTCCATCTCATGTTCCAGAACACCACGCAAAAGAGTTAATGCATGATGTTCGTAAAGGAATGGGCCTACATGAAAGCTACAACCATGGTAAAAACAAGGCCATCTTTGTAACTGGTGGTCCAGGTTCAGGCAAAGATGTTGTCATTCGTGAATGTATTGCTGAACAAAACATTACAGAGTTCAACCTAACACAGGTTATGGATATCTTGAACGACAAACATAAACTTGCCATGCGTTCAATGAATCCACGTATGGAGTCAATTCGTACTCGCGGTCCACTTATCATTAATGGTCCTGCTGACGATTGTGCAAAAATTGCACAAATCAAAGAAGAATTGGAAGAATTGGGTTACGAAACTATGATGATTTTTGTTGACACTACGGATGTGGTCAGCAAAGAAAGAAATACTCTATTGTCTAGAATGATGGCAGAGTCTATTCGTCACGAACGTTGGACCAAAGCTCAACAGAATGTAGAAGAATTCACAAACTTATTCACTAACTTTGTTCGCTTTGACAATACTGGTGAATTGGAAACAAAACTTGACGACATAACAGAAACATATAAAGTTGCAAATCAATTTTTGGCTGGTGGCTTAGATATGAGTACGAATAGATTCTTATCAATTTATGAATCTAAAATTAGTGCAAAATCTATTCAAAAATCTAACCTTTCTTCTAAAGGTTTGAAGGTATTGAAAGATAACAACAGTCCAGCTATGCAGTTCCAAGCAAAACTTGGAAAAAGAGATGACGTTAGAGATGGTGATATTAGTTCAAATGGTGGTTATTCCAAGATTGGTGGTCAACCATTTTCTTATGCCGAAGCAACTGCACCGACAGTAATTATACCATCTCAGCCAAAAGAAACCAACTTCAGTAAAGACGCAAATAAGAACCGTCTGAAAAAGTTTGGTGACCGTTCATTGAAAGACGGCCGTGTGGGTAACATGGATGGAGTTGGTTCAACCTTCGATACAAGAGGTAGCACACCTGCCGCTGGCGCTGGTTTAGGTGACCAGGGCACATACAGAGAAGAAACAGATTACAGCAACGATGATGTTGCAGATTTCTCCGCAAAGCCAAGAGGTGTTAGTCCTAATCCATTGGCTGAGAAAAAGAAATTAAAAAAGTTTAAGGAATCAATCTTCGACTTCGGTCAAGGAGATTCTGGTGTAGGTGGCACTCTTGGTGGTGCTGGAAATAAAGAAGACTTTGTTAAGCCAATTGAAAAGTTTGGCCAATCAGGTATCACAATCAAAAAGAAAAAAACAGGAGCAAAATAATGTTTACTAAATCATCAGTATCACAGGCCTTGATTGACGCAACTAAATCAATCATGGAAGCAGATAAAAAATTGCTTCTAGAGCCATCAAAGAAAATGGTGCCAGCAGAAAAAACACCTGAACGTATGCAAGCTGCAATTTCCAAGAAATTGGACGACAAAGCGGCCGCTACAGGTAACACTGCTGAAGTAAGAGAATCTGACGAGAAAGATAGTCCTTTCAACTGGAGAGGAAAACCTAGCCAGTTGCCTAAAAAACCAGGTGAGACCGCAGGTTTCGATTCTAAGAAAATTTCTACTGGTACAGTATATACTAAAAAGTACAAAAAAGAT